ACGCAGTAGTGCTGCCTGTGTTGCTACGCAAACCAACTAGACCACTTTCATACGGATAGAACGACTGGTTTGTGCTAGAGTTTACAAAATAATATCTACTGTTCTGTTTGGTGGAGTCTGCATCAATATCACTATACGATCTATGGTATAGCAGGTGGTCGGTTTCTGTGTTTCCGTAAGTGAATCCTGTTCCTGTGGCTGTGGTAAAGTCCTTGAATTTCTTACTAGAAGAAACAAATCCTAATCCGTAATTTGAAGCAGTATATCCAGATGCAGTAGTACCTGCTCGGAACACTATAAACACACTCATGTCTTTGGTTAAAGATATGCCACGAGTTAAAACAAAATGCTGTCCTGATAGAATTTTTTCACCGGTAGTTCCTGGGCCAAAAGGCACAGTAGCAATACCACCAAGAGTTTTTCCTGTTCCGTAACCACCACATACTCCAGCCTGTGTCCATACTGTATGTGGCCCATACACAACACCGCCATTGAATTGAATACCAGTTCTACCCGCAAACCCTCTGTCATTGATTACTAGAGTGGGGCGTAGTTTATCAATTGTAACACCAGTATAAGAAGTAGTCCACGAATCCCACTTGGGAGGAAATGCGTGATTTTGCGAAAGCGAGGCATCACTCCAAATATCCATGCTTGCACCTGTAATCAACGACCCACCACACACTCCAATATTTTCAGGCTTGAGCCACAGCGTTAAACCAACCAACCCAAATGGGGAATTGCCCACAACATTAGGACCAAGACGAGACTCATTACCCAACAGCCATGCCGTAATGCCACCCAAAGGCGCACCAAGAGGACGGTGAGCCACCGTGCCGCCTTCAGGCACAAAGCAGTAGGTATACCCCAGGTTTCCACCCGAACCGCCTGCGGTGAATGTGGTTCCTGCTGGCGCAGTGTTTCCATTTGGCCCTAATTCTGCTGTGCTGCCAATATACGGATTGTAGCCTGCGGGATACAAGTCTCCAGTAGTTCCATATGTAATTCCGTACTCCTGAAACACCCAATTTCCAGCAGCGGTGATACCGTTGTTTCGTAAATCCAAAGTGGTTCCAAAGGTGTACGGCAAATAGTTGCCCATCACTGGAACGCCTTCACGAGTAAGTTGAGACGATGCCACATGACGACACATCACCCTGTCTTCCAAAAGGATGGAACCAAACATCTTCATGCCAGCAGGATGCACCAATTGTTTCAATACGGAATAGAAACGATCTATGCTGACTGCGGATTTTAATTCGTATGAAAATTCTTGGTAGTAGTCGCCGTCGTAAATCTTTGGAGTAGACGAAATCTTTCCTGTATTGCCTTTGTAGTATCCGGGATACCGAGTAATTGCAGACGGCGTAAACACGATTTGTGCGTTGGTGTTGACTCCGTTTGAACTGATAACCAGCGCACTTATGGTATTCACATAGTTGATGCCAGAGTTTTCAATCTGAATACGCTTAACAGCACCGTCTAGACCCGTCTGCTGCACCTTTGCGGAGAATCCCACACCATCTCCTTGCAAATACACCACATCTCCCACATTATAATTTGATCCTGCTGTTTGGATATAAAAATCACCAAGCACACTGAATGTGGTTTCTGTAAACGGATCAAAGGTGGAATCAGGTGGTGTCAGTACTACTTCAACATTAGGCAAGAAATTACCAACCAAATCGGTCAGATACAGTTCTGTAATAGGCACACCGTTTTGATAGTACTGAAACACCCGATCAATGGTTGCATACGCTTGCAGCGTGTACAGGTCTTTGTACTGCTGCACTTTTCCGCCTTCTGCGTATTTGTGGAGTGTTTCATTGTTTCGTGTAACCTTGATAGACACCTGTTCCACCCATTTACCGTCAGATGCTCGCAAAATGTCGTTCTTGGGGTAGTAAAACTGCACATTGCTGTCAAACAGTAGACGGAACAAGAACCGATACGCACTCTCTGTGCCTTTGCTGCCGTAAAACTGCTTGATTTTTTTCAGCAGCGTCTTCTTGTTTGGCTTGAGTCCGTCTGTATTGGTTGCAAATATTTCAGGAAACGAATCCAAGAAAGTGGATTTAAAATGGGAGTAGAACTGCTCTAGATTGTTGTCAACATCAATGGCTGAGTCAATATTATTGTTTACGAATCCAGCGTTCCCTTGAGTTTCTGCCCACTCGTAATACGCCTTGATAAACAGCACCAATTTCCTGTAATCACTACGCATAAACGACGGAAACTGTTCCTCAATAAAAGGCGACAGAATGCTTTCAAGTGCTTCAGCAGGCGTATTCAGGATTATGGATTTGATTTCTGGCATACTGTGTTATCGTATTAGTGATGTGACCGAAGACTCGTCTTCTGTGGTAACAGTCACCTGTACAGAATCCAAATATGTGCTGTTTATACGGAGAACTGCGTTGTCTTTGATAAAAATATTTGTGCTTTGCGGCTCAACTGTTAGTATTATAGGGAAAGCAGTAGACGAAGATGTAGGAGTAAATTTAGAGTTTACAACCACAGTTCCCGCTGTGTAATCCACCGTCCCAACCGATGGATACACAGTTAGATAGTCACCCTCCGCAAGTGGATCAGGACGCACCACATTTACTACTCCGTTTCCGTCATCGCGCAGACTGCAATCAGTATAAACCACTCCAATAAGATCAGGGTGGGAGAATTGGTTGGTAGAAATAACTGATGTGTATCCGTCATACGGATGGAAGAACTCATTACCAAAGTTGAAAGTATAACTCTTTGCAGTCAAAATTACGGACGAGTCTGTGCTCTTACGCATCTTTATTTTGGTGTACACACCCAAAACTGAACGATCCAGATTGTTGATTCCTTCTGCCATCTTGGAGTAGTAGAAATCAGAACCAAACCGCTCCACAACAGCAGCAGAGTAACTGTACACATACGCATACACCAGTGATCGTAACACACCCGGAGAGATAGACATGGTGGTTGGTGAGTACACAACACGAATATCAAACACCAAATCTGTGAAATCCGCGTCAACTATGACTGGAGAAACCGTAAGCAACGAGTAGTCTCTACGCAACTGGGCTTCTAGCGTTAGTTTTTCGCCTAGCGTTAGTTTTTCGCCTGACTTGGGCTTTATTGCCACATAAACAGTTCCGTATTGTGGTGGTGTTACTGTTTCACCACCGTACACATGAACCGATTGGGCATTTGGAAAAATTTTGTACACCAAAGCAGAGTAGTCGTTTTCTGTTACTGCGCGATTGCTTGTTTGGTAGAACTTGGGAGCCAAGAACTTGATTTTTGCAATACCTTCCAAGTCTGCACCACCAGAAGTCTGCGAGGCTGTGCTGCCAGTAACCGTATCGGCAACAAATTCCACGCTGCTTATACTGGCATCATCAGACTTGGTAAACGCCACAACACCGTTTCCTGCTTCGCCGTTTGTCTCCACATATTCAATGGAAACCACATTACCACTCTCAGGCTGCTGCCCTAAGATGCCGTCGCCAAAGTACACTTCATAGATTCCTGCTTCTTTTTCTTGTAAGAAATACACTTTGGAAGTGGGAGTCAAAGTCAGGTAGTCAGTTCCCAAACTCCACGCATCGTCAATGCCCGTGGTGTCGCTAATAGACGAGTATACACGCACCTTTAGAGTACTAATATCTGCCTTGTTGTTTGGAATAATCAGGAACGAACCAATCTTGGTGTCACGGTTGTAGATGTATGTGACTCGGCGAATGGTTCCTTCGTACAACTCCACATTTCTAATAGCGTTATCACCAGCATCAGCAAAAACCGTGTCTAGATTCACAAACTTGTACCGCGTACCTTCCAAATTGGTTCCGCTGAATTCTGTGCCTCTAGCCAAGTAGGTGTCTGCTGAAGCGGTTATGCCCAGCATGACATTCACCATGCCTTTAGATGCCGTTATAGAGGACGGCAGGTAGCCCAAATGCTTGGCATGAGACACCACAGACGGGCGCAGCAATGCGCTGTCCAAGAACATCTCGTTTGCAACCATGTTGGAGTAGAACGCTTGGTAGTGCGTATTGTACGCCAACACATCCAACAAGGTGTTGAGTACAGAACCGTCAAAGTTGTAGTCCTTTAGATTACTCTGTGTCTCCAAATAGGTTTTCAAGGACTGTTTGATTTCCTCAAAGTCAAGCCCTACAACATTTACTGTGTTATTCTGTGCCATCAGCGTATCCTTTCTAGTACCGTGTTAACTGTGTCCTTTTCGCCAGTGGCACGCAACGAAAACTCAACACTAACTTCGTATGAATTCTGATCGGGAAAGGATTTGATGTCCACAAACAAGGTTCCGATTCGTGGTTCGTGTGTACGCAGTGTGTTTAGAATTCTGTCTCGCATCTCAAATGTAGTTATGGAGTCTATGGGTTCAAACAGCAGAGCACGCAGAGACGCTCCAATATTTGGCTGAAACAGACGCTCACCGTATGCGGTTGACAGCAGATTCAGTATGGACTGCCTAACCGCTTTGGTGTCTGAAAGGGTCAACAAATCGTCTGTTTTGGGATGCGCTCCCATTGTAGGATCAATATCTGTGTACACGGGGTCTTGTACACTTTTTCCCGTATTGGATGTTAGGTAGTTGGGCATTGGTTACTTTTGTGCGTGGAACAGGTGGTTGTTTATGCTTCGTGTGGTGCTGTCTATCACATCCTGTAGATTGCTATCGGCTATTCCTTCCTCGTGGAGTTTGTCCATATCATCCATATCACACCAATGGCAACACACAAAACCCATAGGAGTCAGCGAATCTTGGCATTTCAACGAACTCACAGAAAAATATACTACATTATTTATCTCTAATATTGAACGAAGCGAGCAATCCGGCAAACTTGATACCCGTATGATTTCATTGGTTCGCTTGTCCAAAATATCAACCAATTCCATGTATCGTGTCAGCAGCACATCCTGCGACTCTAGCAACATACTGGGAATGCCACCCGCGCAGGATTCGTGTGTCACAGAGAACCGTTTAATGGAACTACCGTCTGCAAACTTGCCACCGTTGTGGAATTGAAATATTATTGCACGCGAGCAGCGCATGAGTACTCGCATCTCTGTGAGTAGTTCGTGAACCTTGCTGTGTATTTGGAGTTGGGTTGTTTCCTTTTTGGCTCGCCATTTAAGTGAAATATTCTTTTTCTTCAACATGGAAACCACACCAAGCCCAACACCAACACCCAAAACACCCACCAATTCACCAATAGAAAACACAATGTCTCGTATACCACTCAAAGACGATGCCATTTCTGTTGGTTCGCTCATCGCGTTGTACTCCCGAATACTGGATTGGGTGATTGATTAAGTGAGCCGAATCCCGGATTGGCTGCTTGATTGAGTGGGTTTGCTGCTCGCGCTTGCTCAATGAATTCGGGATTCAAAATGCCTTGTTGAAAACCCACACCAAATTTGGTGCACGGATCGTTTGAAAAATTGATTGCAAAGTTGATGTTGGTGAACTGTGAAATAAAGTTAAGAGCATCGTTGAATAAGCCGTTCACAGCGTTTATGGAATCGTTTATCTCGCCTGCAATAGCATTAATTGCATTGGTGATTTTTGCTATTTCTGCTACAGCACTCTGCACTCCATTTAAAACATCAGCACCAGCGCCACCACCTGCAAGAATCTTGTCTAATATTTTATTGAGGTCTGCTTGTGCGTTAATAGCCACATTCAGTTTGAGTTTTCCGTTTTCAGTCATTAGACCTATACCCACACCAACATCCAGTCCATCAATACCCAAAGCACACTGAAAGTTGACAGCAGCACCCACAGCAGACACCAAAGACAGCAAATCTGGGCCAGTTCCAGCATCGAATGGCAAACCAGACAATCGGTTTGATGTGTTTGAATAATTAGTAAGCACGCCCTGCATATTTCCGATAGTACTATACAACTTACTCATTTGAGAAGTGTCAGCACCGGATACGCCAGATAAAATAGTTATTATATTACCTACTTTTGTGTAACCATCAGCAAACCCTCCCTGTGCATTGCTAATCTGTGATGCAACAGGGTTTTGGAAAACAGGGTTACTGCGCCCCCAAATTACAGCATTTCTCTGATCGTCAGAGACTCTTGCGCCACACGGGCATTCTGGTGTTGGGCCTACATCTGCCATGCTTACCTCTTATGGTACAATTACTGAAGAAGTGGACGACGCAATGTGCCCACAAGTGCCTTTACTGATTCCTTCCACACAAACAGGAATACCGTCAATAATAAAATTTGAACTGCCGTTTATGATAATAGCGTTATTGTGTGGGCTATCACCGTGAGCGGATATTCTGTTGCCTTGAAGGGCTACAGGAAAACCGTCAATAAAAACTGTGGAACTTCCTCCCAAAATTAAACCTCCGGCTTTATCTATTCCTGCTCGGCATACTCTTGGCATGACCCCTCCTTATTGAACATTTACCTTGGACGGACGAACCGTTGGGCTACCTGAATTCATTTCAATCCTTCCGCCTTGTGTCACCACCATGACACCAGCATCGCTGATGAACGACACCGATCTTCCAGAGAAACCCATATTACCCGCAGAAAAGAACTCCATTTGTTTAGCCGATGCCTTGAAGTCACCCTCGCATTGCAGATTCACATTGTTCTTGGCAAGAATGTTTACATCTCCGTTTATTTGAATGTTTGATGCGGCTCCAACGGTAAGATTTACACCTCCATCCACAACTAAGTCCAATCCACCGCTTCCAGCCACATACACCTTTTTGTCACCAAGACAAATCTCGTACCCGTTACCAACAATTTTCTCAACCTTTGTGCCGTTAGGATCTCCACTCACTCTCCATCCGTTTCCAACCTCCACAAACGATCCTGACTTGTGGTATTGGTGGATACGCTCTGCGCCCGGTGTATCATCAAACTCTTGAATATGACCACTCTCTGTGTACCGCACATGATTTTTGGGATACACCGCAGCATACGGGGTCTGTGGTTCGTTCCAATTGCTCTTGCTCTTCATGTCAGGCACGGTGGGAATGCCTTTTTTGAGTTCAACCACCTTTTTGGCGTAAACTGTAGACTCCATTTGTGCGGTGTCTTCGTTTCTTGCCAAGCGGTTAGTGTCTGGTTCTTCCACAACCGAAACACCAACAGGATACAGTCTTGCGTCTACTCCTTCAGGAGTGGCAGGGTAGCGGTTAGATTGGTCGTAAAACCCTTGTGGCTTTACAGGGTTCTGTTTAGGTATGCCACCAAACGAGCCAATAATGACCGGATCTTGCCCGTCTTCATCGTCTCTGAAAAAACCAAACACATGGGAACCAACCAACAGCCCTGTGGGAGAGGTTCCAATTCCTGAAAGGGCAGCACTGGTGATTGGCTGCATGGGATACGCCCACGGCAGATCGCTTGTTGGAAGTTGCAGCAAATCATCGGTGTGGTATCCAAACACACGAACGCGACAACGCCCAAGCATCATGGGATCGGCAACATCTTCCACCACTCCGTGCCACCAATAAAAGCCTTCTCGTCCTGCAAATTCTTTCATTTCAAACTCCCATACCGTTTCGGGACAGTTCTAGTGTGCAACTGTATTTTTTGCCTATCTTGTGACAGATAGAAGTAATCATGTACTCGCCACTCAAATTTTTGTCGTCCTTTTCGTCTTGCAAATGCCCGTCAGCAGCAATCTTGGGAACAAAAATTTCCATGAGTTGACCCACACGCTTGGTGCTGTCTCCGTAAATCTGAACGGTGAGTTTTTGGGTCATCATGGTGTTTACCATATACTTGCGCTTCAAGAAATACTCTTCAAACCGAACATTGTCTACTATATTGTTCTTTTTGGAGTACACCGTCAGCGGGGTGTACGGCAAGTAAAAATATGCAGAGGTGCTCTTTTGGAACAGTTCATTGGACTCTTGGTCTTGTGATGAAATGTAGTGGGGATTCTTACCCATCTTCTT